GTTTATACAACCCGGCTTGAAGCCTTTTAGTACAAACCCACATTTATAGTAAGTGGGACTACTGGTGAATACTAGTAGCGAGATAAACGGTGAATTGGAGCAATTAGATATAATCTCTCATTTCGTCTAGGGTTCTATCGAACTCAAAGGCGATCCGTTTGATTTTATGGTCATATACCCTGGCTTGTTTCTTATCCCGTCAGTCTATCGAAGATATACTGATGTCAGGATCAAGACGTGCCAGCTCATAAATAGTTCCGAGGTCCCTCAATACATAAGTATGTACTGGGGGAGATCCCGAAAGGTATTCATCCACCTCGTTAAACGAAAGTGCATATATTCAAAAGCCTGGCCCAAATAGTTTTAGCAGGGATTCTAACACCCTGGTTGGTCAATTAGAACTAGCATAAACATATCATCAGTGACTGACGAAATGTTCATACTCTTTCTTATTTCGAATCTTACTCTCATTCCATTCTTCAATTAATAATTGCCTTATGGCATTATCAAGAGAATATAGGAATAAAGAGGGGTTGTCCGTAGAGGAAAGACCTCATGTTATTGCTTGCGCATCAACATGATTTCCTCACTTAGGACTACCTAACCCTAGAGTAGACCACAAAGCTAATAAAGGGTCTGAAAGACTCTGAATTAGTGTTAGAAGCTTTGGTAAAGATTCTATGAGATTAAGCTTAACAGCTTCACCCAACAGAATTCCTAGATATGGTTTATTTCTAACAGACCTGAGCACAAGCCCAGGCCCGATAGGAGTTAAATCAATACCAGGACCTCTTCATACTTTTGCAAACTCTGCAAAGTGTGAGGATACTATAGATTTAGATAAATTAATAGATATCCCTAAACCGTGCATGAGCTGGAGATATTCTTCAGCAACATCGTCATGCATAATTACGATATCGTCCCCCAGTACAGCATAAAGGTTAAAACCCTTAATACCGCATCTGAGAGCCGCATACCGAACAATAACATGATGAGTCACCGCAAGCATACCTCAAGATGAATAGGCACCCATTGGCTGTCCTACTGCATATTTAATAAAAGATTTATTATAATATCACTCAATATCAAGAATTCGTGATCAAGAATCACCAAAACCTGGTTTGAGAATATTAAGTATATCTCTTTGGATATGTATAGGCAACCGGTCTGTAGCCGCTGACAGGTCGAAACAGTGGAAAATTGAATTCACATTTGCTTTGGATATTAAAATATCTAAAGGTTTATGCTGATCAAAAGTTCCATCTGTTTCTAACCCTTTTAGGGTTCTAAACAAGGAGTTATGTAGTGGCTTTAATATCAACTGAATAAAATAGGAACATATTGCTATGATCCTAGCTTTACCAGCTTGATCGTAAACCACACCCAATCTCCCAATCTTTAATGGATGCATATACCCTAGGATTAAAAGAATCCAGTAAGGTATAGCCCCAATAAACATTAGGAATAAAGATCAGAAAAGAAAGGCCTTGCCCTTATAAAACCAACAGTAACTGGCAAAGCCAGCGAACTGTAGAGGATTATTAAGGAAAGCAAGAGCATCAAGGCTGGAGCCTCATGAGGATTTAACCGCATTTGGCCCAGCTGATTCCAATTTGATCAACTTTGGACTACTCAGTTTTAACTCTAACCTACCAAATACTTCCCTAACAGCAGGTCTAAGATTAGATAACGATTCATAAGTCCCTATGAAGGGATCAGTGACCGTATTTAATTTTACTTTTGCTGATGTGGGAAATACTCTGTAGATAGAAATCAAGGACAGGATTGCCCTTACCTGGAAAACATTCTTTCTAAATTCAAGACATAAGTTTCTTAAATTTATAGGAATTATTCTAGGGAGGCCATGTCCGTCCCGAGAAACTATTATACCAGAGGAATAGATAGGTTCAGGGGACCCGCTAATACTTCGGATAAGGAGACGCTGTACTTCTTTTAGGTAAAGGAACGAAAAGTTCCAACCTGATTTTCGTACTAGTCTTTTAATCCTAGTAATTAACGTCACCAATTCATTGCGAATATCACTACTACTAGTTAACCAGATTACAATTTTACAGAATTTATCAAGCTCATAAGTCTTGATTCATACTTTTGATTGTAACTTTGGACGACGCAATTTTGTAAAGATTGTCTCGAAGTAATTAAATTTCATATGATGTTTGATTACAGCTTGCCAATTGTTAATCAGTGTCAGGGGGCTTGCTCCCAGACACATGATACACATAACAAAAGTGCGTTGAACTCAGTAATACGTGAAGTAGAGTATACTTCCTGGTGGCTAAGCAGTTATGACTTCACCGCGGTTCCAGCAGAACGCATTAAGAGTAGGCTAGAAGATCTAGCCTTACCAATAGCACTGATGGACTTATATAAATCCAATAGTTTGTGGGGTGATACTATCATCCATAGAACGGGTTCCACGGCTTTGATGAGTTAATCA